TTAAATGCGGTAAATAATATTATAGGTATAGGAGCCACCATACTATCAATTGGTGCGAGTCAGGTTGTTATGAGTGAAAATTCAATCAACACCACCTCTATATCTGGAGTATCCTTATCATATGGATCTACTTCAATGACCTCTTACACTCTTGACCTATATAACGATACAGATACATACGATCCTTTTAATCAGGGTGATGTATTTCAAACTGAAGCAGATTCAATTGTAGATTTTCAAGAATCTAACCCATTTGGTACATATTAATGTTAGGAACTTATTACTATCACGAAATACTTCGAAAAACAGTTATTGCCTTTGGTACTCTGTTTAATGACATTCATGTTAGACATGAGGGAAGTAATAATAAATCCATAAGTGACTTGAAAGTTGCTTTGGCATATGGTCCTATGCAGAAATTCTTAGCAAGAATTGAACAGCAACCTGATTTAAATCGTGCGACTCAAATATCACTTCCTAGAATGTCATTTGAGATGAATAATATCGCATATGATCCAACAAGAAAGAGTGGAATAACACAGACATTCAAAGCATCTGATGGATCTAAGTTAAGAAAAGTTTTCATGCCTGTACCATATAATGTTGGATTTGAATTAAATATCTTAGTTAAATTAAACGATGATGCTTTACAAATTATAGAACAAATTTTACCGTTCTTTCAACCATCCTTTAACTTAACTGTAGATCTAGTAAGTGTAATTGGTGAAAAAAGAGATATTAGTGTTGTATTAGATAACATATCATTCCAAGATGACTATGAAGGAGATTTTTCAACAAGAAGGGCGTTAATATACACTCTAAATTTTACAGCTAAAACATTCTTATTTGGTCCTGTTGCCGATACTCCAGAGGGACTTATCAAGAAAGTTCAAGTTGATTATGCTACAACTATGGATGTTAGAAATGCGAGACGTGAATTGAGATATGTAGCAACACCACAAGCAAGAAAAGATTATGATACTGATAATACATCATCAACACAAACAGAAATTAGTGCCTCTCAAACTAATATAACTGTTGCAAATAGTGGAGTATTTGTTTTAAGAGATCGAATTATTATTGACTCTGAAATTATGAGAGTTAATCAAATTGTAGATGGAACTACAATTGGAGTTGATAGAGCAATAGATTCGACTATTGCTGTAGTACATCAAAAAGGTTCTACAATTAATAAGTTAACTGCTGCTGATGATGCTTTAGTTGATCCAGATGATAGTTTTGGATTTAATGAAGTAACAAGTTACTATGAAGATCAAAAATCTTATAGCCCTACTCGACAAACTGATGTATAATGACTAACTTTGATCCTATTGATGAAGCACTTAATATAGAGGTATCAAAAACCCCTAAAATAAATCCTGTAAAAAAGGAGAATACTTCTGATAATGATGTAACTAAAGACTATGATTATACTCGTGCTAATTTATATTCTTTAATTGAAAAAGGACAAGAAACTCTTAATGGTATCATGGAACTTGCGGGTGATAGTGCTAGTCCTAGAGCATTTGAAGTAGCGGGTCAAATAATTAAATCAGTCGCTGATACAACTGATAAGTTGATGGACTTACAGAAAAAAGTAAAAGAAGTTGAAGAAGAAAAAAGTAAAACAACAAATAATGTAACTAATAATGCTCTGTTTGTGGGATCAACTTCAGAGTTATCTAAGATGTTAAAGCAAGGTATTCTAAATAATAATGATCAGGATAAAAAAATAAAAGATGACTAGCTTAAACATGCAGGCCAAAATCCAAAAACTTCGTGATAAACAAAAAGAGAAGGTGAAAAATTTTGGATCATCCGTGAGCACTCCTGTAAAATCAAAACCAGAGGAGTCTCAGATTCATCAAGGTGATATATCCGATAAGGAATTAGCTGATAAAAGAGCAGCAAAAAAAGCAGCGATGCAGAAGGCAGCAGCACGTAAAGCAGAAATTCGTTCAGAGATAGCAAAAGAATCCATAGAAACTATTGATATAATTGGTCCGACTAACATGCATACTGTAGTCAATAATGATGGTCTTTGGAAAGGAACAGAACAAATTATAGAAAAAGAAAACGAAGAAGCAGATGGAACTCCTAGTTCTGTAGAAGAAAATTTATCTAACTGGAAAGATGAATTAAAACTTAGGTGGGAATAATAATTGATTATGAATAATAATGTATACCTTGGCAATCCAAATTTAAAAAAAGCAAATACAGCGATTAACTTTACTCAAGATCAAATTCTTGAATTCGTTCGTTGTAAAGAGGATCCTGTTTACTTTGCGAGAAAATATATTAAAATCGTATCACTTGATGAGGGATTAGTTCCTTTTAATCTCTATGATTTTCAGGAAAAGTTAATTCGAAATTTCCATGAAAATCGTTTTAATATATGTAAGATGCCACGACAGACTGGTAAATCTACAACGTGTGTTTCATACTTACTACATTACGCAGTTTTTAATGATAATGTCAATATCGCAATACTGGCAAACAAAGCGTCAACTGCCAGAGATTTATTAGGTAGACTTCAACTTGCCTATGAAAATTTACCAACTTGGATGCAACAAGGTATTATATCTTGGAATAAAGGATCATTAGAACTAGAAAACGGATCAAAAATATCAGCAAACTCCA